TCGCCCAGAAGATGTAACGTGGCGGGCGCGCCGCCATCTCTACACTCGCGATGATTTAGTCGGACGTGGATTCAAAGATGCTTACGAGATTCCACTGTCTTGGACGCCAGATTCTGGCCACAGCGAGGATTTTAATGAGATTTATAATCGCGCCGAAGTCTGGGAAATCTGGGACAAGGTAACTCGTAAGCGTCTGTTTGTGGCGACGGGATACAAAGATGTGCTGGCTGAGGACGACGATCCTTACCAGTTGATCAATTTCTTCCCGACACCGACGCCGTTGATTGCGGTACGCACCAATAATACCTCAATTCCTGTGCCTGAATTTACGCTGTATCAGGATCAGGCTGATGAATTGGACCGCGTAACGAGCCGCATCGCCTATCTGATCGAGGGGCTGAAACGTCGCGGAGTATACGATTCATCGATTCCTGAATTAGCGCATCTCGCTATCGCTGGGGATAATGATTTTGTTCCCTCCGACAATTTTGCGTCACTGGCCCAGAAAGGCGGTTTGTCAGTCGTCTTCCAGACGGAAGACATTTCGCAGATTTCCGCCGTTCTCCAGGGCCTTTATACACAGCGTGCCCAGGTTCTTCAGATCATCTACGAAGTGACGGGTATCTCAGACATCATTCGCGGCGGCGGCACTAGGGCATCGGAATCGGCTACCGCGCAGCAACTCAAGGCGCAATATGGATCAATGCGCCTGCGCTTGCGGCAGGATGCGATTCAGAAATACATCCGCGAGCTTTTCCGTATCAAAGCGGAATTGATCGCTGAGAATTACGAGCCGGATATTCTTCAGCGCATCACCGGTATGGAAGTGACCGATGAGATGCTGGAGATCATGCGAAGCGATAAGCTCCGCAATTATCAGATTGATATCGAAACAGACAGTACCGTGTTTGCCGACGAAGAGGAGATGAAGCGGACGCGGGTAGAATTCGCCAATGTGATTGGCTCTTTTCTTGTTAAGGCCGTTGAGGCGACTAGGGCAGCTCCAGAGATCACCCCGATTGCGTTCGAGATTCTAAAGTTTGTTGCCGGCGCTTGGAAGATTGGCCGCAACTTTGAAGACGTGATCGGCCAGACCGAAATCCAGGTGATGCAGCAGCTACAGGCAGCGCAGCAACAGCCGCAACAGCCACCGCCGGAGGAGAGAATCCAGCAGCAGAAGATCGCCGCAGAACTTGAGCGCGAGAAGCTGAAGCAGGAAGGAAAATTGGCTGATATAAGCTCTCGCGAGCGGAGCAAATCAGCAGAAATAGAAGAGGAGTCTCGTGCTTCATCAGAGCGCGTCCAGTCAAAAGAAGATTTGGCGATGCTCGAAGCGGAACTGAAAATGATGGAGGGTTAATGACCCCTAATAAATACTGGCAGAATTACGATGCGATTAAATGGGGTCGGCAAGTTTCTCCTCCGCGCATTGCTTCGGTAAGATCCGAACGGGCTTTTGTTGTGATGAAAGACATCGACCCATTCGTTTCGCCCATTGATGGGAAAATGGTGGGTAGCCGTTCATCATTGCGTGAGCATGAAAGGCGGCATAGTGTTCGCCAAATTGGCAACGATTGGTCGGGAAGTGAACGTCCAAACAATTGGGACCAGATAAAAAATGACTGAAACTGAGACAAGCACCCCAGAGCCGGGGCCAGCGTCAGAAACACCGACTACGCTTGACGGAGTTCTGGAAAGCGTAATTAGCGGAGAGTTCACGGGCGGCGAACCGGAACCCACTCTTAGAGAGCCACGAGCACTCGCCGGAGAATCAAGCGCGGAAGATGTCGAAGTCCAGCCGGACCCATCGGACGAATCCGCCGAGGGCCAAGATGACGCAGACGTAGAGGCCACTCCCGACGATGGGGAGCCAGTGCCGGATGTACTTTCTGCGCCAAAGACATGGCCCGCTGAACACCGTGAGGCGTTTGAGCATCTTCCTGAAGACCAGCAGAACTTTATGCTGCATCGGGAGCAAGAACGTGATGCGGCGTTCACTCGCAAGACGACTGAACTCGCAGAGCAGCGACGTGGAGTGGAAAGTTTGCAAGGAGTTCTGGCACCGTACCGGCAGCAGATGCAGGCCAACGGCATTAGCGAGGCTGAGTATGTCTCGCGGCTGATGTCCTACGATAATGCGCTACGGCAGAACCCGCAGACTGCGCTTCAACATCTCGCCCAGCACTACGGAGTTAAATTGTCGTCTGGTGATTCGGGTGTGGATTGGGACGAGGAAACAACTTTCGATCCACAGATTCAGCAACTGCAACAGGAACTCGCCAAGACGCAGGCGCATGTTCAATCGATGCACCAGTCGCAGATCAACGCTCAGCAACAGCAACTTGTGGATCAGGTTGAGTCTTTCGCTTCTGTTAAGGATGTGAAGGGAAAGCTCAAGCACCCGCATTTTGAAAAAGTGCGCGAACGGATGGGGCGGTTGGTAAATGCTGGAGAGACCACGGATTTGAATGTCGCGTATGACATGGCGCTTCGATTAGACGATGATCTTTACAAAGAGATTATCGCCAGTGAGCGTAAGGATGTGGCGGAAAAGGAAAATGGCAGACGCAAGGCGGCTGTCGAAAAAGCCAAGAAGTCACAGCCAATACACGGCAGCGGATCGCCTCCGGGCGGCACCGTAAAGCAATCCAGTCTCGACAATATTTTACGCGATTCGATTGGAACAACTGTATCTGGGTAAGTCTTGTTGCCCCTTGATGGGAGCAATCTGACATGGCTACATCTCCAAATAGTACATACACGGAGATCGTGACCACGACGCTTGCCGGTTATTCCAAGACGATGGCGGACAACGTGACCAACAACAATGCGTTGCTGCGTCACATCGACCAGAAGGGGAACAAGAGCCCCGCAACTGGTCGCACCATCGTTCAGGAGCTTGAGTACGCTACGAACTCGACCACCAAATGGTATTCGGGTTACGAGGTGCTTGATACTTCAACCAGCAATGTCTTCACCGCTGCCGAGTTTAACTACAAGCAGTTGGCGGGGAACGTGGTTATCTCCGGTCTTGAGCAGGTCGAGAATTCCGGCCCAGAGCAGATTTTCAATCTGTTGAAAAGCCGCATTCGGAACCTTGAGAAATCGCTCAAGAACACGATGGCGACCGCATTGTATGCGGACGGCACCGGGACTGATTCCAAGGAACTAGGTGGTCTGCAACTGATTGTCCCCGGCACCGTAGGTAATACGGTTGGGGGAATCAATTCTGGCACCTACACGTTCTGGGCAAATCAGGTGTACGACTTCTCGACCGAGACCGTTACCCCTTCTGCTACCACGATCCAGACGGCCATGAATACTCTTTGGCTTGCCTGTATCCGTGGCGCGGATCGGCCAGACGTGATCGTCGGGGATACGGTTTATTTCGGGTACTACTGGGCGTCGTTGCAGACGAACCAGCGGTTTACCTCTGATGAATCGGCATCAGCGGGTTTTATGAACCTGATGTTCATGGACGCGCCGGTCTACTATGACGATCAATGTCCTGCTTCCAAGATGTATTTCCTGAATACGGACTATCTGTTCCTAAGATATGCCGAAGGTCGGGAATTCGTGCCTCTTGGTGAGAAGGCTTCCGTAAACCAGGATGCGCTTGTCATGCCTGTTGCTTGGGCCGGGAATATGGCCGTTAGCAACCGCGCGCGGCAGGGCGTCATTCAAGCCTAGAGGAGGAGCTAATGCCTTATACAACGCAAAGTGCCGTTGGCATTGACTTCGACGGTGGGACGGAATCAACCCCGTCTCAGGCCCTTGGGACTCGAATGGTGGCGACTGATGCTTCTGAATGGGTCTACGTCACGGCGGGCAGCGCTGTTGCCCAATATGACGTTGTTGCCATCACGGAGGCATATTCCGCCGTTCCGATAACCAAGGCCCTTGTCGACTCTGGTGAACTTGTCGCGTCGGCCCCAGAAGCGATTTCGAGTGGGGAATACGGATGGGTTCAGATGGGAGGCGTATGCACGATTAACGTGCTGGCGGCTGCTGCTGCCGATGTGATCTTGTATTCTAGCGCCACTGCTGGAAGCCTGGATGACACCGCAACCTCTCAGACGAGAGTTGATGGAATCAAACTGACAACGGCACGGGGCGGAACAGCGGGAAGCGCCGCTGCTCTTGCTTCGTATCCGAAATCGTTTGTGATCTAAGAAGGGAGTGGGGGGCCTTATGGTCCCCCACAACTGCTTATGAGCAACATTCGCGTTGAGATATTCGCGGGAGAAAACGGCGGTCCCGATCTGGTGGAAATACGCCGAGTCGGAGACATGAACACAGTGCTCTATAAAGTTTCCGAGAAAGTGGATTATCTGAGGGAAAACTTTCCTGCTGAATATTCGGCCTATAAAAAAGGCGGAAGTGGGAAGGTGCGCCCGAGAGGGACGCCCTTAACCGAGTTGAAAGGTGTCGGGGAGCGCAAGCAAACAGTCTTGATTCATCAGGACGTGAATACGGTCGAGGAGTTGGCCGATCTTTCGGACGCCTCTGTAGGCGCGTTGGGCGCGGGGACCGTTGATCTTCGCAAAAAAGCCCGAGACTATATTGCGGCCCGTGAAGGCATGAGGCCGATACAGGCGGTTGGATGACACTACTCACAATCTGCCAGGACGCTGCGAAAATAATCGGCATTACTGCGCCCGATTCGGTTACGTCTTCGACGGACACATCGACCATCCAGTTGGAGGCGGTGGCCAATCAAGAGGGTCGCGCTCAAGTTCAGAAATATCGGTGGGAAGTCCTGATTCAAGAGGGAAGCCACACCACGATTGCCGCCGAAAGCCAGGGAGCGATGACGACTATCGCTACGGATTTCGGGCGCTTTTCCAACAATACGATGTGGAACCGGACTACGAATCGGCGCTATTACGGGCCAATTACGGATTCAGAATGGCAGCGCATACTCGCGGTCGTGAGCGGAGGCATCACAAATTATTTCCGCATTCGAGGCGGAAATCTACTGATGCACCCGACTCCCACGGCTGGAGAGTCGGTCAAATTCGAGTATGTATCCAAGAATTGGGTCGATACATCGGGCGGAACGACGGC